TTTCTTGGAGCACGGGCAACAGACACGCAAGCCCTGCAATGGCCGCGCACAGGCGTTCGTAAGCCTGATACCTATGTCAACACGTATGCGACTGGCTTCCCTTTTCGCATTTCTGACGATTACTTCACAGACACGGAGATTCCAGATCAGGTCAAGCGTGCCCAGATTGAGATGGCCGTTTACCTGAAAAACAATGTTGACGGCATCAGCCTTAGCGGCCTTGAGGACTTTAAGAACGTCAAGATCGGTGATTTGGACGTGACCCCAGACAAAACTGGGGCAGTAGGTGCTGACCGTGTTCCGCCGATGTTTGAAAGGTACTTGACGGGCCTTAGAATTAGCGGACCAGGCAACATCGCTATCAAACGGAGCTGACCATGTACGAGGATCTATCAGGCGGCTTCGAGTTCATCTCTGACACCAACGCCCATACAGGCAGGTTCAGCAAGATCTATTTCAAAGAAGACACTGTAATCAGTGCGATCACCGTCAAGAACGCAACCGGCAACAGCTTGGCTAGCGAAACTTTCGTTGCCGACACTGAAATCTGCGGGGTCATCACAAGCATCACGCTCACTAGTGGTGCGTGTCTTGCCTATAACCTCTGATGGCTCTTGTTGACTCGCTACGCAAAGCGGCCTCAAATGCAATCGGCAAGCTGGGCGGCGATGTAACTGTGCGTTACGTAACGGCTGGCACGTACAACACAACAACAGGGGCCAGCGCCGAAACTACAACTGACGTTGATGTTGCCGGAATCGTAGGAGGCGTCACTAAATCTGAGGTGAATGACCTAATCCAGGCCGAAGACAAGCGGCTCAAAGTTGCCGCTAGCGACCTAGACACAGTCCCCACAACAAAAGACCGCGTGGTTATTGATTCCGTTGTTTACCAAATCATTTCAATAAACACATCAGAGCAGGCCAACGAGCCTGTCACTTTTGAATTGATCCTGAGGTCTTGAGATGGCACGACGCATAAAAATCTCACAGATTGCTGAGTTCACCGAGGGGCAAATGAATAAATTAGTTCGCGCCGCTGTTCTTGAAGGTTACAAATCTGTTGTAAGCAAAAGCCCCGTAGACACAGGGCGTTTTCGCGTCAGCTGGGCCGTAGGACAGAATGATATGTCTTTTGAAGGAGCACCTGCTGGGCAGGGGTCTTACCCCTCGCCAGACCTAAACCAACCAAACAAAATCGGTTATCAACAGGAAAAAGTTGGCAACGTCTACAACATCTACAACAATCTGCCTTACGCGGACAAGCTTGAGTTCGGAGCAGCCGGGTCAGGCTCAAAAACGCAAACTAGGTATAACCCGAGGCGAGTTGTAACTACCTATGACAAACCTGGGGGCGGCAGCAGCATTCAAACCGGTGGACCTGGGTGGGTGCGGGCTAGCGGGAAACGTCTTCAAAACGCTATCCCTCGGCTAGCAAGGCAAATTTCGGCTGAATCATGACAAGCACTTTCAACGATGTACGCGCAGCGATTGAAGGGCGTATTGCCACAGAGATGGCTGAATCTCCAGCAATCAGTGTGGCGTATGCAAACGTACCTTTCACGCCACCTGACAGCAGTAGCTGGATACAGGTTGGTATTCAGTTCAACGACAACGGATACCTAACCCTGCAGGCACCAACAACAGGTTTCAACCAGCAAGCCGGAATCGTGTTGATTGACATTTTTACAGCAGTTGGCGTCGGTACAGGCGCGAACTACACGATTGCTGAGCGCGTCAAAGATTTATTTGATCGTGTCACTGTAAGCAGTGTTACGTTTGACGCCGCATCAGGGCCGGTGACAGTTCAGCCGGGCGCTCCTGAGGCTTACCTGCAAACTCAGGTTAGCGTGACGTTCAATGCTTACTTACAATAAGCTGGATCAAGCCACTACCGCTCAAACATCATGGCTACTGTCTTGTCCGGTACGTCCGGCGCTCTCTATTACAAGCCTGCTGGTACAAAAAGTACGTTCAAAGCAGCGGCTGTCACCAGCGGCAGCAACAACATCAACGTCGGCACTTTCCTGAATTTTAAGGTTGACGACAAGGTAAGTTTTGGCACCGGCACTGGCGGAACGCTGCCTAACGGCCTGAGTGCTAGCACCGACGTTTTCATCAGAACCTACACAGCTTCAACGGGTATCGCTACCTTTGCAGCTACTGCAGGCGGTTCGGAGCTGGCTCTGTCTGATGACGGAACTGATGGCACCACGCCTTTCACTATTGATTTTGCTGACTTTCAATCAGTCGGAAATATCAACAACTGGTCTTTCGAAGTAACCCGCGAAGAGCTGGACGTGACAGCAATCGGCGGCACCTTGGGCCAGACCGCTCCATTCAGAAGCTTTATCACTGGCTTCGCGGACGGCACTGGAAGTTGCACTGTCTTCACTACTGACGATGACACCACCATTGCAACTCGCCTGATTGAGGACGTTATCCAGCGCAAGCAAGCAGGTGCCACCTTCAAGCTGTTTACCGACTTGGTTTTGTCTGGTTCAGACCCTGCTGACTCGTCCAGCACGTTCATCCAGATGGAAGCAGTGCTCACCTCTGCTTCTTACTCAGTGAACCCTGATGATCCTCAATCTGTAGAGATCAGTTTCCGCCCATCAGCGGCACCAACTTTTGACTTCGCAAGAAGCTAATTAGCCGCACAACGTGCAACGGCCCCACTTGTATTGGGGCCTTTTTTATGCCTAAGATCTCAAGGAGTAACTGTTTTGTATGCCCTCCTCTTCATTGCGTGCCCTTGATCGTCTCAAGAAGTCCGCAAATTTACAGCCTATTAAGCAGAGCGTTGAGCTTTCAGATGGTTCAACTTTTGAGATGTGGGTTGCTCCGCTGACGATGGCAGAGCGTGAACGTGCACAGCAAAACACAAACAACGACACAGATGCTTTTGCTTTGCAGTGTTTGATCCTGAAAGCTCAGGACGAAAGCGGGCAGCGGTTGTTTCAACAGGGAGAAATGGCAGAGCTAAAGCATGAGGTGCGTGACGCTGATTTGCAAAAGCTAATGATTGCGGTTCTGACTGCTGGGCAGGAGGATGCGGCAGACCCAAAATCCTGAAACAGCAGCTCAAAAAAGACAACCTCTTAAAACTGCAGCTAGGAGTTGCGAAAGAGCTTGGTTACACGCTGGCCAAGCTCAACAAAGAGCTGACTTACGAGGAGCTGTTGATCTGGTCTGCTTATTTTGACCTGCTGAATGATGAGCATGAAGAGGCCATGAAAAAGGCCAAACGGCGGCGGTAGACTGTGATGAGTGTTGGTGCTGACCTGTGGCTGGAGTTATTGCATCAGTTGCGCTTCAGCTTGACGCAAAACAGCCAAACCAACAGCTCAAAGGCGTAACGCAGCAGAGCCGCAAGACAGAGAAAGCGGTTGAAGCCTTAAACGGCGGAATGCGCAATGCTGGGGGGCAGTTTGTCAAAACCGGCGACGCGGCGCGTTCAGCAGCAAACGGTACAGGCGCTTTTGCGGGAAAAATAAATCTATTAAGTGCGGCGCTGAAAGCAGTGCCTTTGATTGGTGCGGGAGAAGCTATACGGCGTTTTGTCAAAGGGTTTTCTGAAGCTGATAAAGCTGCGGCAGCAGTACGAACGCTTGGGGTTGATTCTGAACAGCTAAGGGGGCGGCTTCTAGGCGTCAGTAATGAAGTAAAGGGTCTTGTCAGCCAGACGGAGTTACTGGCAGCCTCCTACAACGTAGCTTCCGCAGGATTTAACGACGCTGCATCAGCCGCCGACATATTGAAGGCGTCGAGCTTCGGAGCTGTAGGCGGACTTTCTGACTTAAACACTGTTGCTGATGCGACAACTTCTGTTTTAAACGCCTATGGCCTTAGTTCAGACCAGGCCGCAAAGATAGTCGATGGATTTATCCAAACTCAGAATGATGGCAAGATCATTGTTGCGCAATATGCCGCACAGATTGGCCGAGTTGCCCCCATTGCGGCAGCCGCTGGAGTAGGTGTCGAGGAGTTAAACGCAGCCATTTCCGCTGTTACTGCAACAGGCGTTCCGGTTGAGTCCACTTTTGCGGGGATACGTCAGGCTATTGCGAGTGTTATAAAACCAACCAAAGAGGCAAAAGACACTGCGGATTTACTTGGAATTGAATTTAGTTCTGCCGCTATAAAAGCTAAAGGGTTCGGGGGCTTTTTAGAGGAGGTTATCAAGAAAACTGGAGGCAGTGAGGTTGCTTTAACGAAGTTGTTCGGCAGCGTTGAAGCGGTAGCGACAATTTTGCCACTGGCTAATGATAATTTAACTAAGTTCAATACAAGCCTAGAAAATCAAAAGAACGCCACAGGAGCAGCCGAACAAGCTACAGAGGATTTGGGGGGCACTGTTAGCGCTCAGACCACAAGTATTGTAAAAAATATAGGAAATATTGCGAGAGGTTTAGACACAGTTCTGGGGCCTGCGCTAAAACGTATTTTAGGCACACTGAACGAAATAATAAGCGCAGCGAGCAAAGCTGTGGCTAAGTTAGGAGATTTAGTTACTGGGGAACTTGAACGAGCAAGTGCAACTTTTCAAGGACTCAGCACTATTCTTTTGCAATCTGAAGGTGGATTGAACTCAATAAAAACTGCTGTAGAGGGTTTAAACCCCTCTATATCAGGAACAGTCAATGAGTTGGACAGAATGTCGGGGGCACTAAACCGCGCAGATTTAGCGACGCGGCGGGTAAGTGCTAACGCCCCGGATAGCATGATAAAACTTGCTATGGCTACTCAAACAGCAATATCAGCGCAAAAAAGATTGATAGCAGAGCGGCGCAAAGTTTTAGAGGCAGCACCTAAAGCAGAAACTACTGCTGAAGACCCGGCGCTGGCTGCTTTGCGCGCACAATTGGAAGCTCAACTAGCCGGTGAAGAAGCAAGTAAACCTTCAGGCAGGACAAAGAAGACAAAAGAAGCTATAGACGCTTTTACTAAATTCGCCCAATCCGGCTTGGACCCAATATTAAAAGCTGATGAAGCTTTCGGCAAAGTGTTGACAAAAATGGCGTTAGCCAATGAGCTTTCCCAGGCGAGGTTAGATGGCACTGAACAGGAAGAGGAGAGGCGTCAACGTATTAATCAGATATTAGATCGCACTGGAATCAAAGGCGCAGAGCGCAGGGAGCAAGCGCGACAAACTTTAGGCGTACTGATTGCACAAGAGGAGGCACTAAAAGGCCAACAAAAAGAACAGGATAAGCTAAAAGAAAAAGCAAAACAGACTGCGCAGGAGCTTGCAGATTTTTACACAAGTATTGGCGATTCAATCAAAACCGGAGTTGTCGATTCATTAACCGCAGCCGTAGATGGAACTAAAACTTTGGCAGAGGTTGCATCTGACGTACTTAGAAATATCGCCAACATTTTGCTTAAGTTTGGTATCAACCAAGCGTTTAGTGCATTAGGTGCCGGCGGCGGATTCCTTGGAAAACTGTTTGGCGGCGCAAGAGCAAACGGTGGCCCTGTTAGCCCAAACCGATCGTTCTTAGTAGGTGAGCGCGGCCCTGAGTTATTTGTGCCTAGGTCGTCAGGCAATATTGTGCCGAACCACGCAATGGGCAGCGCTAATGTAACTGTGAACGTCGATGCCTCTGGCTCTAGTGTTGAAGGCGATAGCAACCAGGCAAGCCAACTTGGCAAGATGCTTGGCGCTGCTGTTCAAGCAGAGTTGATTAAACAAAAACGACCTGGAGGCTTGCTGGCAACCTGATGGCTACTTTTCCTGACTTCAATCCTGTTTACGGGATGCAGAAATCAAGCGCACCATCAGTGCGCACTGTGCGTTTCGGTGATGGTTACGAACAGAGGCTGACGTTTGGCCTTAACCAAAACCCTAAAATTTTCAGCCTAACTTTTAATGTCTCAGAGACTGACTCAGACACCATCGAGACGTTTTTAGACGCTAGGGCTGCAGATAATGAAGCGTTTGATTTCACGCCACCAGGGGAGGCCGCTAGCTCTAAATTTGTCTGTGAGGAATGGAGCAAAACAATCAATTTTTTAGATCGGGCTACGATTCAGGCAACATTTAGGCAGGTCTTTGAACCGTAATGGCATTCACTGCATGGGCTGCTAGCACTGCTTTTTCGATCGGAGACGTTCGACGCGCCACGGCGTTGCAACCAAGCGGCTTAGTTTTTCGCTGCACAACCGCTGGAACGTCTGCCAGTTCAGAGCCGGAGTGGCCTACAGACATTGGCAGCACTGTTGTTGACAGCACGGTCACATGGACGGCGATTAGCTCAATTCATGAGGAGCTGGCAAAGCTTGCCCCAAGCGCAATCATCGAACTGTTTGAGCTGCATCTTGATAATGACTTGCACGGCGCAACGACAGTCGTGCGTTGGCACAGCGGGGCAAATGCAGATGTTGACGGCAATATCCTTTGGAACGGCAACAGTTATTTCAGGTTGCCTGTAAAGGCAGAAGGGTTTGAGTACACCAGCACTGGCAGCTTGCCGCGCCCGACTTTAACGGTCGCCAACCTGAACAGTGATATTACGGCGCTGCTTTTGGATGTAAACCTAGTTACGCCAGGAAATGACCTTACAGGCGCAGAGGTAAAGCGTATCCGCACGCTGAAAAAATTTTTGGATGGCGAGACTGCTGCAGACCCCTATGCAAGTTTCCCAGAAGAGATTTGGTATGTCGACCGCAAGGCATCTGAAAATCGTGATGCTGTGAGCTTTGAGTTGGCGAGCAAATTTGATATGGCTGGAACGGTTGTTCCCAAAAGGCAAATCGTCGCAAACATCTGTCAGTGGGAGTACCGCAGCACAGAGTGCAGTTATTCAGGCACTGACTTCTTTGATGTCAATGACAACGCTCAGACCGCTCGCGCAGATGATCGGTGTGGCAAGCGTCTTAGCAGTTGCAAGGCACGGTTCGGCGCTTCAGCTGAGCTGCCGTTTGGATCGTTCCCTGGCGCCGGTTTGACCCAATGACGCTTTCGCCATCAATCAAACAGGCTGCGCTAGAGCACGCAAAACAAGAAGCGCCCAAAGAGTCATGCGGCTTGGTCGCTGTTGTCAAAGGCAGGCGTCGTTATTTCCCGTGCACCAACTTGGCGGAGACGCCAGATGAGCACTTTGTGCTGGATTCTGCTGAGTATGCGGAAACGGAAGACAGTGGTGAAATTATTGCCGTTGTTCATAGCCACCCAGTTACAAACCACGCACCATCACCGGCTGACCGTGTGGCGTGCGAAAACAGCGGGCTGCCTTGGTACGTCGTCAACCCAAATACAGAGCTGTGGGGATACTGCGAGCCAGAAGGGTTTGAGCTGCCTTATGTGGGGCGAGAGTTTGTGCATGGCCTAGTTGATTGTTATTCACTCTGCCGCGATTGGTACAAGCGTGAGTGGGGCCTGGATCTACATAACTATGAACGGCGTGATCAGTGGTGGGAGAACGATCAAAACCTGTACTTAGACAACTTTGAAAAGGAAGGCTTTCGCCGGATCCCAGTGTCAGAGCTGCAGCGGGGCGATGCCTTGTTGATGCAGTTGTCTTCCCCCGTCCCTAACCATGCAGCGATCTACATCGGAGATCAGCAAATTTTGCACCACATACAAGGAAGGCTGTCGAGCAGGGACGTTTTCGGCGGGTATTATTTGAAAAACGTGAGTTGCGCTCTAAGGCATGAAAGTCGTTAAGGTCTACGGCGCATTGCGAGAGCAGCTAGGGCAAGGCCGGTTTGAGTTTGTAGCTGATACGCCGCAGCAGGCATTGAAGGCGTTGTTTGCAAACTTTCCAGGTTTACAGAAATGGATGCTGGATCAAGAAAAGAACGGCATGGCTTACCGGGTGACCGTTGGCCAAGACGTAATTCATAACGATGACGTGACCGGGCTGTTCTTGCCTTGGAGCGAGCGTGAGGTGTTCAGGATTGCGCCTGTGCTGGCTGGAGCGGGGCGAGGCACCGGACAGATATTGCTTGGAGTTGGTTTGATTGCTGCCAGCATTTTCATTCCAGGCGCTACCGCAATTGGGTTTGGCCTTCAGTTCGGCGCAATCAGCATGTCAGTTGGTGCGATCGGTGCCGGTTTGGTCCTTGGCGGTGTGGCGCAAATGATCTCGCCTGCACCTGCGATTTCTTCTTTAAGTCGCGGCAAGGAAGCTGCCAAGCTTGAGTCTTTTAGCTTCAGTGGGGTGGTCAACACCAGCAAACAGGGCTTGCCCGTCCCAATCGCTTACGGGCGTTTGTTTGTTGGCTCTGCTGTCCTTTCGTCTGGCTTAGACACTGATGACTAAACGAATTATTGGTGCTGGCGGCGGTGGCGGTTGCTTTACGGCTGAGACGCTTGTTGCTGTCCCTGGCGGACAGATCCGCATTGATGAGATCGTTGTTGGCTCAAGCGTTCTAAGCTTTGACGACAAGGGCGAGATCCATTCAGCCAAAGTTCTGAAGGTCCATAAGCATGAGAATGAACGAGTCGTCAGATACACGCTTTGGGGCGGTGAGTCCCTAGACGCGACCCCTAACCACTGGGTGCTGAACCAGTACAACGCTTTCGTTGAGATTGGAACGCTTGAGGCTGATGATTGTGTCGTTGATTCGCTGAATCAGCTGCGGCCAATCCTTAGCCGTGACGAGCTGGGCAACCATACGGTTTACAACTTGACAGTTGAAGGCCGCCATACCTTCATCGCCAACGGTGTTCGTGTTCACAACGCTGGCTTAGGCAGCAAAATCATCGGTGCTGGTGGTGGCGGTGGCGGAAAAGGTGGTGGCGGTGGGGGCGGCAGCAGCCGCACACCAACAGAAGCTGACGACAGCCTGCAATCAGTTCAGTTTGCTTCTGTCCTTGACCTTTTAAGCGAAGGAGAGATTGACGGAATTGAGAACGGCAACAAAGGTATTTTTCTGGATGGAACGCCTGTTGAGTCTTCAGGCGGCTCAAATAATTTCACCGGCTTTTCTGTTGACACCCGAAACGGCACGCAGGCTCAGTCTTACATAACTGCCGTTGGTGGCACACAAAGTGAAAAAAATGTAGGAGTTGAGATCTTAAACAGCACAGCAGTAACGCGAACAATTACAGACACTGACGTTGATCGCGTAAGAATTACAATTTCAGTTCCTTCTTTGCAAAAAATTGAAGATGACGGCGATATTGTAGGTAACTCGGTTACTTACAGGATTCAGGTTCAATATAACGGCGGCGGCTTTAACACTGTCGGCGGCGATAGAACTATTAGCGGCAAAAGTAGCGACCAGTATCTGCGTGATCACATTATTACGCTCACTGGAGCGTTCCCTGTTGACATTAAATTAGTACGAGTCACTGGTGACAACCAAACGACAAAAAACCAGAGCCGCACATTCTGGTCAAGCTTTACCGAAATCATTGACGAAAAGCTGCGCTACCCAAACAGCGCGTTGTGTCACCTGCGTTTTGACTCGCGCCAGTTCTCAAACATCCCGGCACGCAAATACCTTATCCGTGGGATCAAAGTACGCATCCCAAGCAACGCAACCGTAGACACAACAACGCATCTTGGAAGGATCACGTACTCCGGCGTGTGGGATGGCCAGTTTCAAGCGGCAACTTGGACAAACGATCCAGCGTGGTGCCTGTTTGATCTTTTGACGGACACAAGGTACGGGTGTTCCGTGCCTGAGTCTTCGCTGGACCGTTACGACTTTTTCTCAATATCGCAGTATTGCAATGAGCTGGTTTCAGACGGCAGGAACGGCCAAGAAGTGCGCTTCGCCTGCAACATGCTGTTGAATAGCCGCGATGAAGTGTTCAATGTCATCTCTGAAATGACGAGCATCTTTCGGGGCATCTCTCATTACGGTGCTGGATCGCTTGTGCTTTCGCAGGACAAACCAGCTGACCCGCAGTATCTTATTGGGCCTTCAAATGTTGTTGATGGCCTGTTCACTTATTCAGGGTCATCGCAAAAATCACGTCATACGTGCGCGACTGTCGCCTATCAAAACTATGACGACCTAGGAGAGGTTTCATTTGAGTACGTTGAAGATGATGATGCAGTTAGCAAATACGGTGTCATCAATAAAGACATAAGAGCTGTCGGCTGTTATTCGCAAGGCCAGGCGAACAGGTTGGGCAAATGGACGCTTCTAAGCGAACAAGAACTTACAGAGACTTGCACGTTTTCGATCGGAATTGAGTCGGGCATTGTCGTGCGCCCTGGGATGGTCATTGACGTTGCTGATCCTGTTCGAGGTGGTACACGGCGAGTGGGGCGTGTGAAGTCTGCGACAACAACCGCAGTAACAATCGATAGCACCACTGACCTATCTGTAGACACTACTCAGTCACCAACACTCTCTGTAGTCCTGCCAACTGGTCTTGTAGAAACAAAAGAAATTGAGTCTATTGATGCTGCTGTCATCACCGTTTCCGGCGGTTTTAGTCAAGCTCCAGCAGCGAACGCGAATTGGTTAATTCAAACCACTGATATTCAATCACAGCAGTTCCGTGTTGTTTCAGTTGCTGAGGGTGACGACGGTGTTTTTTCCGTAACTGCAATTAGGTATAACGAAACCATTTATGACGCTGTTGAAGAAGACCTCAACCTGACGCAACGCGACATAACCAATCTGTCATCAACCCCGGACCCTGTTTCCAATGTATCTGCCACAGAGTTTTTATACGAGGAAGATGGAATTGTAAGGACTGGCGTTGATTTAAGTTGGACAGGAGACCGCAGTAGAGTTTCTGAATACCGCGTTAAATACCGTCTTGATGATAATAATTTTCAAGAAATCATCACCTCTTCAGCGTCAACACAAATCAAAGGGCTAAAGACTGGCACCTTAGAAGTTCAAATTATTGCTTACAACTATATAGGTCGACAAAGCACAATTGTCAAAAACACGTTTGAACTTGCAGGCAAAACAGCGGTGCCTGGCAACGTCCAAAATCTAACGATTGAGGCAATATCAACTAATTCTGCGCGGTTAAAGTGGGACGAAGCTGTTGACCTTGATGTAAAGGTCGGGGGCAAGGTTCACATTCGCCACAGCAGTAAGACTGATGGTTCGGCAACCTTCAGTAACAGTGTTGACTTGATTACTGCAATTGCAGGCAACTCAACCGAGGCGAATGTTTCGCTACTTGAAGGGGAGTATATCGTCAAATTTGCAGATGACGGCGGCAGGCTTAGTGCTGCTGACGCCAGCGTCATCGTGGATCAGCCTGATGCGTTTGGTGATTTAGTTGTCAAAAACCACCGGGAAGATCAACAAACACCACTGCCGTTCCAAGGCACGCATGTGGATACTTTCTACAGCGATGAGTTTGACGCTCTAACTCTTGACGGTTCTCAGCTGATAGATGACGAGAGCAGTATCGATGACATTGAGGTTATTGACTTTCTTGGCGACATTAAGCCGCTTGGCACGTACACCTTCCTTGACACTATTGACATGGGCCTGGCACTGAACGCTGTTGAGTTGGAGCGTCGGTTTGTTACGCGGGCGTTCTTGCCAAGAGACCTTATGGATGGTCGCACCGCAAACATCGACGACTGGGACGACATTGACGGGGATGACGTGAACAACGTCAACGCAGAGCTGTATGTACGCACCACGAATGACGATCCAAGCGGATCACCGACTTATGGCGATTTCAAACCGTTCAACAGCGGTACGTTTAAGGGCCGTGGCTTCCAATTCAAGGTAGAGCTGACTAGCGACAAGGTGGATGAAAACATCCTTGTTGACGAGCTGGGATACAAGATCGAGCTGAAGTCACGCACAGAGTCGTCAGACGCAGAAATCGCCAGCGGCACTAGCACTAAGTCAGTGACGTTTGAAAAGCCGTTTTTCACTGGTACGTCAGCCCTTGGGGGCGTCAATGCTTACCTGCCAAGCGTTGGAATCACCGTGCAGAACCTAGGGGCCAACGAACGCTTCAACATTTCAAACGTCAGCAGCACCGGGTTCAACATCGATGTGCTGGACGCAAGCGACAACAACGTCAATCGCAATTTCACATACTCAGCGAACGGGTATGGCCGGGGGCAGTAGAATTAGGCGATACCAAGCAGATTTGTTGTGGCAACACACGACTACAATCTTGCGAACGCCACAGGTGCGGCATTCAGGAGTGACCTGAACAATGCGCTGTCTGCTGTTGCGTCAAATAACAGCAGCTCAAGCGACCCTGCCACGACGTTCGCATTTCAGTGGTACGTCGATACTGGCGACAACACCCTCAAGATTAGGAATGCGGCCAACGATGCCTACATCAACGTCAGCACTGTTGGCGGTATTGGATCGGCCAACTTTGGGCTCGCTCCACTAGCAAGCCCGACGTTCACGGGTAATGTCATCATCAGCAGCACAACCGCCCTGCGGGTGCCTGTTGGCACGACGACTCAGCGTAATGACTACTCGGGGGTTGCTAATGGCGACATTAGGTACAACAGTTCGTCCAGCACTTTTGAAGGTTACGCAGGCGGCGCTTGGGGTGCGATTGGCGGTGGAGCGACTGGCGGTGGCGGCGACAGTGTTTTTTATGAAAATAGCCTGACCGTAACGACCTCATATAGCATCAGTGCAAACAGCGGTGCCCATGCTGTTGGTCCGTTGGTAATTTCAAGTGGGGTCACGGTGACTATTCCCTCATCCAGCCATTTAGTAATCAGCTAATCATGCCAATCACGATTGACGGCGACGGAACAATCACAGGCGTATCGGTTGGCGGCCTGCCTGACGGGATTGTTGACACGGACATGATTGCCGCCGGAGCGGTCACAGCCGCAAAGCGCGGCGCTGGGGCAATTTTGCAAGTAGTGCACGTTGCAAAAGCTGATCTTTTTTCTGTGTCTGGTTCTCAGGGTAACTTTTCAACTGTTTTTTCGGCACAGATTACGCCTTCGTCCAGCTCAAACAAAATTTTAGTTACGTGGACCTGCAATCTCTCCTGCACTTCTGCAAATTTTATGATGGGTATAAGAATTTTAAGGGATAGTACGGCGGTTGGGATTGGAGATGCGTTGGACAGCAGAACTCGTTCAGGCGCATCGAATCTTATGTGTTCCAATACTATTTCTAATGTTCAAGGCGCACAATCTTTTCTCGACTCACCAAGTACGACTAGCCAAGTGACGTACAATCTCCAGGTGGGCGGCGAATCCAGCTCTGGAACTCTTATTGTTAATAGAAATGGGCATGGTGGAACTAGCGCAGACCATTTCATGGGGGCTAGTCACCTTGTTCTTATGGAGGTAGCAGCATGAACCACGAAGCTATTCGCAAAGCCTATCCGCAGGTTTTTCTTATTGACGACAGCAAGGGGGCGTTTGATGTTGATGGGAATGAAGTAAAGCTTGACCAGTCACTTGTTGACGTTGCCGCTGCTGAAGTTGCAACAGAATATGCCTGGAGCGAATTGCGAACCAAGCGCACTCAACTGCTCGCTGAGACTGACTATTTGGCATTGTCTGACGCTACTCTGAGCGCAGACATGCGTACCTATCGTCAGCAGTTACGGGATCTCCCTGCCAACACCAGCGATCCTGCAAGTCCTGTTTGGCCTACTAAACCATGAGCTTAAGACTGAACGGCAGCAACTCAGGCTTTTCTGAGATTACGGCACCTGCAACAGCAGGCGACAACACGCTTACATTGCCAACCGGTAACGGCAGCGCAAACCAATTCCTTAAAAACAGCGGCACTGCTGGGACGTTGGAGTTTGCGGCGCTCGCTGGGAGCAACATGCCAGCGGGCAGTATTTTGCAAGTCCAATCAGTTACTAAAACTGATAGATTTAGCACCTCAAACTCAAGTCAAACTGATGTTACCGGGTTGTCTGTGACGATTACGCCAACAAGTGCGACAACAAAAATGCTTCTACTTGCGAGCATTGGTCTGGCTAACACAACAACTGACGATTACGCCGTTTATTTGACTTTTGGCTTAGGTGGCTCGACTCTTACAGCAGCAACAGGAGATGCAGAAGGAAGCCGCAGAAGAACTACTACTGCATTTCGTGTCTCAGGCAATCATATAGCTATGGGCGCCTCTTTTAATTTTCTTCATGATCACGATAGCAGTTCTAATCTCACTTATTCAGTGCAGGTTGGCATGGACAGTGGTGGGGGGAATGTTTTCATTAACCGAACAGGAGCTGACGATAATTCAGCAATTAGAGGTCGCGGAATTAGCACTTTGACTGTTATGGAGGTCGCAGTATGAACCATTCTGCTATTTACCGGGCTTACCCAAATGTGGTCACCATCGACGACGGCACTGGAGCTTTTGACGCTGACGGCAAGCAAATTACGCTTGATCAATCAGTTGTTGATGCTGCTGCTGTTGAAGTTGCGACAGAGAACGCTTGGAGCGCCCTACGCGCTAAGCGCACTCAGCTGCTGTCTGACACTGACTGGGAGGTTGTTAAGCATAAGGAGCTTGGCACCAACATTCCCGCTGCGTTAAAAACGTACAGACAGGAGCTGCGCGATCTGCCAGCAAACACCAGCGATCCAGCAAACCCCACTTGGCCCGTAAAGCCTTCCTGAGATGAGCACGCTTAAGGTCAACAAGATCGAGAACACCGCCACGTCTGATGGCGGTATCGCTATCGATTCAACGGGGCATGTTCAGGTTGATGGCGTTCAGTTGCCGACTGCTGGTGCATTAGCCAACAGAAACCTTGTAATGAACGGAGCCATGACAGTGGCGCAAAGATCGACAAGTGAGACTGGGCTGACTGCTAATACTAACTTCATTCTTGATCGTTTTCGAGTTTACATAAGCAACATTGGCACATATGCGATTTCTCAAGCATCAGATGCTCCCGCAGGTTTTAAGTACAGCTATAAAGTTGACTGCACTACAGCAGACGCATCCCCAGCCGCTGCAGATGAAATTCACTTTTCCTATAAATTTGAGGGTCAAGATTTACAGCATCTTAAAAAAGGCACGTCTGGTGCAGAACAAGTTACATTGTCTTTTTGGGTAAAATCTAACAAAACCACATCAGGCCAAGTTAGCCTTAGGGATACTGAAAACACAAGAATTATTGCTGCGACCTACACAATTAGTGCGGCTAATACCTGGGAATACAAGACCATTACGTTTGCTGGGGACACGTCTGACACGTTAACTTCTGACAACGCTGCAAGAATGGAGATTCAGTGGTTTTTAGATAGTGGTTCTAACGCTTCGTCTGGCACAACGCCAACCGCTTGGGAGGCTGAAGTAACTGCAGACAAAAATGCAACCAATTTTGGTCTTGCAAGTTCTACTGACAATTACTGGCAAATTACTGGCGTTCAGCTTGAAGTCGGCTCCAAGGCAACACCCTTTGAGCACAGAAGCTTTGGTGATGAGCTGCAGAGGTGTCTAAGATATTTCCAATATTATACAACTAACAATACCACCGCGGCTTATGCAGGAATGGGTATTGCTGCGGGAAGTGCATCCGCACGTTTTTACTTTGCGCTTATTGCTGCCATGCGCACGGTTCCATCAGTTACTGCCAGCTCTTGCTCTGCTGACGACCAACAAGCCTCTACTTATACTTTGTCTAGTCCCTCAATTGCCTCTGGGACTATTGGATCGCTCTTCCTTTCATTTAGCACTAGCGGCATGACCGGTGGGCGTCCTATACAGCTTGTAATTGCTGATGGCGGTAACATCTCTTTATCCGCTGAACTCTAATGACTAAATACAAACTACAACAAATTGACGGCGTTGAGTGTTCCGTTCTGTGGGTTGATAAAAACATGAGCATCCCGCTCCAACCCGACAACACCGACTATCAGGAATACCTTGCGTGGGTCGCTGAAGGCAACACGCCTGACCCTGCTGAGTAATGACTCGACCTGACCCGATGATCCCCTGCAAACCTGGGGCAGAAGATGTTGTGGCGATGCGAAATCGTGTGCGGTGGATTGAAGCCCTTTACATGCACGATGGCCGGGACAATCCAGGTCACGCAATGCACGGCCTATACACCGGCTTGCACATCAAGTACGCCAATTGGGTCGGTAACCACTAACCAGAATGGCTAACGCGCCATCGGCACTTTTGCCTAAAGCCTGTAAGGTGGGCACGAAAAACGCTAATCAACAATCAAATGATCAAGCGAATTGCTCTTGGTGTAGCCGCTTTCGGCGCACTTGCCTTGGCTCCCCTCTCTGCAGCAAAGGCGGGGAATTGGTTCGTAAATCCTGAGTGGAATGGCGCTTGGAGTGGTTCTACCTACGGCGGCGCTGTAATGGACGTTGGCATCGGGTATGAATCCGGAGCGTTCTACATCCAGGGTGGGCCTAGTTGGCTGCAGCCACAAGCTGGAGACGTAGAAATGGGCTTCTCTGCGAAAACTGGGGTTTCTGCTCCTGTTGCGGACAAGATCGATATCTACGGAGAGGTTTCGTATGCAAAATACGAGAACATCGATGCAGGTTATGGCCTGAAGCTTGGCGGGAAGGTTAAGTTCTAGGTAGTCTTTTGAAGCGGACCTGAACACACCCGCAGCCCTCTGGTGTTTCCTCACACCCATCAGAGGGCAATCATTTACAAACCAGCCCTAACCATGCAGAAGTATCTGAACGTTCTCGGCGCTGCTGGTTTCATCCTTGCTGCTGCCAACACTGCGCTGATTGTTGGCGCGGTGCTACGAGGACCAGCAATGGTTGAAAAAGCATTTAGTGAGATTGAGCTAAAGATCACAACGGTGTTGTTTGACCGTTTGGACAGCTCAATCACAGAAGCAATGCCGACTCAGGTAAAAGAGCTGATGCCTAGCGAGACCGGCCCAGCAATTCCGTTTTAGTGCCTGAGATTCCTCAAATAGGCGTCGACAGGGTTTGGGTGAACGCTCCAGTCCTGTCAATTCCTGCTGCGCCTCCGGTGACGCACAACATTGGCGTTCCGATTATCGATATGCCGGGCTTTGACCCGATGGACTTCAGGCCCGAGAAACTTGTGTCTGATCCTGCTCCGGTCTTGCCTAACCCGCCGCCTGCGCCTCCAGCTCCACCAGCGCCAACGCCAATTACGCCGAAACTTCCTCAGCCGGCTTTTGATCAAGATCCGAGGTGCCCGCCGCTGAGGGCTAAGAAGGTTGGCACGTTAGTAGGTGACGGCGAACGCATCGCTGGTTATGAGATTCGAGAGGGTGAGTGCAAAGTGCTATATGAAAGCATCCCACTGCCTGAACAAGTGGCTTCGGCTGTACCCAGCCTTGCTGAGGTGACGCCCGTCGCGATCACTGCGATGGTTGGCGTGTCAGCTGGTCTAGCGACTCCGCTTCTGCTCAAGGCTGTGAAGCCGGCTGTGAAGAAGATTGCAAAGAAGATCCAGGGTTTGCTGGGTCGTAAGGGGAAACCGGTAAGCGTGTTTGAGAGGAGGCAGGCGCAGCGGTTGGCGCGGAAATAGCGTGCCTGTGCGGCAGAACTTGCCCAGGCTTCGGCTTGATTACAACATCAGCGCATATTGCAAAATAAGGACTTTTGGGGTGAAATTCTACGCCTCTTAGTTTTTGATCTGAGCAGGCTTTGAGCCTCGCAAGTTCATATTCTAATCTCCGAGTTTCTACAAGTTGTTGATGCAATCTAATGTTGGCATCGACCATTGCTTTGCATCGTGCCTGGAGTCCACCATCAAGCGGGATCGTGGCTTGTATTGATAGACCACCTGACCAACTGTGTTGATCCTTTTGGCCTGTTCTTTGCGGCATTTCGTATAGAACGTGGCCAGGATTATCAATTCGACCGTCGTCATCTGTATCCGCTACGTCGTAGACCCTTTCGTTGAACATGCCTTCAAAAGGCAGTTGATAACTTTTAGATCTGTTGATGTATGGCGTGACTATAAGTTGAGGCCCAGAGCAGCGTATTCCGTTGCCATAGTCATTCGTAAATGATGAACTCGGGGCAATCATCGTGGCCATGTTAGTTACTGACCCAGATGATGTCGCTGAGGGCGCTGCAGTAGCGGAAACACCCCCGATTGTTTCTGCATTAGCTGGTGAGGCCAGAGCTACTGCGAGAATGACGAGATAACCTCTTGAAGCTGTTCTATCTCCGTTGTGCGCTGGATTGTCGTCACATTTGCCAGACCCGGATTCTTCATGGTTTCCATAAATTGAAACGCCTCGCCTGGCCGAACTATTGTCCAGTTTGGTTTTTTGCTGGCGTCTAAGCCTGTCCATGTGTTGATAGTGGTTGAGCTTGGAGAAAGAGAGTCACCGTCATGTTGGATATTTGTGCCTGAGACTGCATATTCCCACCCTGTTTGATAGTTTTCAGACCGTATGGTTTCCACCACCTTGCTTGTAGTTCTTGTGCTTGACTGCATAGAGCCGGAGGTAAAATTTGGTACGACCGGAACAGATTGTGCTGGCTTGGCAAAAGCAAACGCCTCACCTATCAGGCCACACAACAGCAGAAGCAGAACACGCATCAGTCAATGCTTAGTTCAGTAACAAATTGACCAATGGCCGACGTATTCTCGCCGCCTGCAGTCAGGCCAATCGCCCCGGCTGTAGAGAGGGTCCCGCCTAGTGAGCCTGCGGTGCCCCCGGCAGTGCTTTGAATGCTTCCGAAGTTAGGCACAGCACCTGCTGAAACTGCTGACGTGGGCAGCGAATCGGCCTGGGTATAAGCAGCACTGTATGAAAATGCAGAACCGGGGTTGTCTTGCAATGCGCTAATAGTCCCCGGAGACATTACGCCTGACGTGATTGTGCCTGCTGAGATGGTGTTTGCTGTGGTGCCATCCGTAGTATCCACACCACTGCCGCTAACGCTCCAGGAGCTGCCCAGTCTGTTTGCTGTGGTGGTTGCTCCACCCACCGACAAGCTGACCGAACTGGTTATGCGGTGGTGCAAATCTGCTTGAGCTGCTGGGCTAAAAGCCAGCAACGTAAGCAAAGGCAGGAATTGCTTCATTTTGGTGACTCCGTTTGTTCAACTTTAGTCTCTTCCTTTTTCTTTTTTAGCTTGCCAAGAGCAGGTGTGTAAGTTGCTGCAGTTCCGGTTAGTAAGGATGCTGGGAAGGTTGGGTCAACAGACTGCGAAAAGATCCCCAGATAATTAGCTGTCAGGATTCCCATGGACCACAGCAAGATCGTGACGCGGACTGCATCACCTAGCCAAGAGTGATTCGGCTCCTCTTGCTCTTGCGGTTGCACTTCTTTGGTTTCTGCCATGATGTAATCAGTGCTGAGGTCGGGGCATGGTCGAAATCTACGCGGCGGCACTCGGCTCTGCTGTAACCGTAGCCGGGCTTGCGGTATCTGGACTTAGAACACAAAGCCAGCAGGGCAGAGATTCGCTGGTGCGCTTGACCGTTGCTGTGGACAACCTCAGCCGTCAGCTAGACGTGCTGCATACAGACATGAAAAGCGTTGACCAAGAGATCTTCGCCAGGCTTGGGGCGCTTGAGCAGGCGATGGCGAAAGTTGAGGGCCACGCGAACAGAAACTAGACTTTCAATAGTTGGAGAACTCAAATGTTCTTGATCCTGAAGCCAATCCTTTTTCGGTTTTTGCGGTCTGAGAGTTTGAAACGGTTGGTCATAGACACCCTCTGGGCATACAGCAAGCGTTCGGACAACAAAATCGATGATGCGCTTTGTCGCCTGTTAGAGCAAAACCTGCTGCCACCGGTCACTGATAAGTGATCCGCAAGCGCGTCGTCTTTGCAATCTTCATTGGGGTGTTAACGGTGCTTTCTGGTGTAATGCTGACCAGTGCTGGTTTGATCTATTACGCAGGTTTTCTTGATGGCGGTAGAGGCTGTGACGCGGCAGGATTAACGCGATGACGCCTCGCCTTGGGAACCTGATGAGCCTCGCGTTGCTCCCCTTTTTCTCGTTCTTCAGATCGGACAGCCCGCATCAACTCGCTGCAATTAAGGAGCTGGAAGATGCGATGCCTGAAGAATTGTTGGCTGAGGATGCGGCTTGGTTTGAGTCGTGGAAAGCTAGCGGCATTGCACAACGGGCGATCGTCCCTTACGTGCATCAGTTAAATTTCAAGCGCAATGGTCACCGAAGATGTCTAGACGCATCCGCAGCAATGCTGGCCATTATGTACGGCAAGGTGAAAACCGCCGAAGAATATGGGGAGGTACGGAAAAGATTTGGCGACACGACAGACATCAAAGCGCAGATCAGAAGTCTGAGGGAACTAGGGCTCAACGCTGAGTTCAGAGCAGATGGGGATGCGGCTTTAGTTGAAGCAGAAATTGCCAGCGGCCGTCCAATCATGGCTGGCTGGCTGCATCGCGGAAATTTGCTTCGCGGTGAGCCGCCAGAATGTGGCTCGCAAACGTGTGGCCATTGGTCGCTAATCGTTGGTTTTGAAAAAGCTGGGCAAGAGGGTGACGCACAGTGGGTAATGCACGACCCCATGGGGGCACCAAAAATCGAAGAGGGTGGGCACTCCCGTTACGGCGGTAAGAACGTCAGGGTGCCGCGCAGCACCTTTAATCAACGCTGGATGGTGGAAGGGCCAGGCAGTGGCTGGGTGATCCTTGTGGATGACGAATGATTGGGGCGCTGCACATGGTTCTCGCGCCATGAGCTAATTAGCAGGCCGGGCACCCCTGCGAGCCTGACTGACCCGCTCATAGAGAGGGAGCGCACACGGTAAACAAAAACTGATCAGATGACAGCAGCAAAAGAGTTCAGACGAGCCGACGCGTTAAGGGTCACCTATCGCAAACCACGCGAAGGCCCTCCGTCCTATCTGGTGTGGGTGCCGCATGCAAGCTTTATTTGCTTGACTCCTGCTGATGTACTCAAAGCCGTCAAATGGCCGCGCTATACCCCTACAGGCCTGGCTTTGCGAGAATGGCTTGACCAACAGGAAGGCGTGTCAGTTTCAGCTTTGCAGCCTGCTCCACTGACAAAAATTGAAGGCGGGCTAGAAGATTGAATCTTTATTGGCTGTGGTCATATCTCGTCGCCTTCTACAGCACGGTGGTTGTTGGCTGTGCTCAGCCTGTGAACTGGGGCAACTGCTGGCCGCCAGACTGGCTAATTCACAGCGTGCATGATTACATGCGGGTACGGGTTCCTTATTCAGAGGAGCGCAAAGTTCTTCAATCCTTGAAAGCCCATGAGCTGGAACTGGATGTCGGTACAGCTGGAATTGCAAGAAGAACTAACCCTTGAAAGGCAGATCAGATCGATTTACAACGTCGAAGACGTGCAGGCATTGCAAGAGTTGTGCAGCTCACTCATTCGCACGTCGTGGCACCAATCGCGTCTACTGAGCCAGGCTGTGCAGCGAATTGCTGAGATTGATTCTGATGAGATGATGCGGTCCGTTTGATCGGTTGCTTTCGTATTTTCTCAACCGCTTCAAGCAATTCTGTGTAATGGCTTTCTTGTGCTTTAGAAGGCGAGAAGAACTCGCCCTCCAAGATCATGCCCATACCGTCAAGCGCGTGAAACGCTTTTAGTTCAGGGCTTGCCATCAGAACGGAATGTCGTTGTCATTGCTGCCCTGCAGCGTTCCAGGCATCGGACAGCCCTGTGGTGCCGCTGGTGGGGTCAATGCAGCCGGGGCAATGCTGCCATACCAGCCGTCATCATCTGTTGCGCCGTCTTTTGCGTTGTGGCTGACGTTGATGCACTTGACTGACTTGGATTGCTTGGCAGCAAAGTCCCAGACATTCATGTCTTTGTGCTTGCTGGTGTCATCCGCAAGCGTCATCAAATACTGCGCATACGCTGCAACAGATTCGACGGGAATTTTGAGCACAAGCCTTTTGCCATTGGGCCTGTATTCGTGGTCAGGGCCGTTTTCGTAGACGCTCCATTTGCCGTTAACGGGCAGTGCTGCGATGTATTCAGACATTGTTGTGTAGATCAGGAAAGATTGAATTTGCCAGCTCGTAGGCCAGCACGTCGTGAAGCCTGTAGCGGATCACCGGTATTCTGGGACCGTACGCAAGTTGGGACACTTTGTAGAACACAGGGCCAGTTCCGTGCTTGCGATACCTGGCCAGCGTGCTCGTATGTTTGCCCCAGCGTTGCGCTAACTGCTGTTCAGTGAAAAAGGGTCCGGCGTAGTCCGGGTCATATTGATCTTGGGTCATGGTTTTACGTTGGAAAATTCAGCAGCTCTAGCTTTTGCATCAGACAACGCTTGAAGCAATACCTTGATTTGACTTTGATTGAAGTCCTTGTCTTGACGAATGTGCACCTCGATTGTTGACCAATCGGTGTCATTGCCTAAGGTTTTGATTTTGTCTTTCCAGTCCTTGGCCTTTTTTGCTGTGCCTACCGCAACGACAGCTTCGCGTTTGTATTCAGCGGGCGGTTCGGACTTGACTGGTGCTGGCTTGGCTGTGCTGCCATCCTCAACATTGGCTTGCTCTTTGTCATAAAGGGCCAGGCCGAACTGATTACCAAAAGTCATCAATGCACGTTTGCGGGCGTCTGTTTCGGCTTCCTTCACGGCTGATTCGTGCTTGTCTCCTACGCTGCCGCCGCGTCCATGGCCAGCGCCCCAACCTTCACGGCTGATGCCACCAACTGTCACGCGCACCTTTGCGATGTAACTGATGGTGCCTTCCATGCAGACGCATTCCATCTGAAGCGTTTCGCTAGTCCATCCGCCAAAGCCAAAAATGCGGTTGGCTTCTGCGATTGCATGCCAGCCCTCAATGTAGGAAAGCTGTCTGTTGCCACCACCTGAGCGGCTTTTAACATGCTTGCGATCAAGAGGCTGAATTAAAGCCTCGGCTTGTTCTGTCGAAAAACTCATGAGTCAAAGCCCCAAGAGGGCAGCGAAAGGGTTTGCGGTTGGTTTGGCGTGTAACCGGGCCAGCTATTAGCAGCGCGGCAAAATGCCACGGTGTCTAGTGCTTTTTTGCGTAGCCATCGGCCTTCAGTTAAGGCGTCATCGTCTAGTTCGTAGATGCCGATTTGATAGGGCGGCTCACGCTCGACAACTAGAAAAATGAAGGTTTTTGCCTGCGCCAATTCTAAGTAGTGGGCGCTTTGCAAATGATATCTAAAGTTGACGATTTGCTTAGTGAACGCAGCAGGGCTAGCACCACCAAGGCCAACAGTTTTGAGGTCAACAATTGTCTGATCGTCAAGCCAATCAAGCTTCCCTTTGACTTTCAAGCCGGTGCTTGCGTCTTCCCCATAAATGGAAATTTCAGGCAGACCATCTGTTAGCAATTGTTTTGCCAGTGGGTGCCGCCTGATTGCGGCATTGACGTTGTGCGCCTCAACATATTGAGCTTGAGTGATTGGCTCAAGGCCAGCATCTTCTGCAGCTTTAGCGGCGGCCTTCCCTGCCTTTGTGTTTCGCGGTCCGCAGACTGCATAGGTTTTATCAAACCTGTCAGGCTCAAGAACGGCCATGTGGTCAATAGTTCCGCTCTGCATTGCTGCGGTTGGCAGTTTGCGCCGTCCGCCGTTGTGCTTCATCTCCCACAGCAGTTGCGGGCAATCGAGCACGGCCTTTAAGTCGCTTTGACTGTATGCAGGATCGTCAAAATAACCTTCGTCGCCGTGTTTGAACTCAGGCATTAGAACTGCTCCTGCTCGTAAAATTTGCTACCAGGGCCGTACACCGCCTCAATTTGAGGCCAATTCCGAAGAATCTTGGCAACGTTCTCTGGATCGGCCACAAGACCAGCGGTGGCCAAGGTCCGCATGAATGAGCCGCCATGGGACTGGCAGGCTCTGAATGTTCTGAGAACTTCGTTCTGCGTCATTTTGCGTGTAGTCTGCAAACGGGCAGACCCTGTCTTATCGGCCAGGGGTGGTTGTTTCACGGGGTTTGTCCTCCTATTTACTTTCTTTGAGTTGTAGGGCGTAAGCCTTAGCCAGCTTTGTGCCGCTAAACGGTCTTTCGTTACCCATCGAACAGCAGTTGCCTTGAGGCTCAAAAATGTCGTCAAAAGCTTCAACGAGTTCTTTTACGACATCCTCCCCGTAGTGACGACTCACTTTGTGATTAAGTTGAAAAATCCAATCAAGCATTTCGGCGCAACTGTTAATTCTTTCGAGATCTATCTCGTAGCCGTTGTCGTGCAGAAGCGTGAGGTTTGAGCTGACAAAGAGCCAATGCCCCCACCTTCTCTTCGGGGCTTCGTCAGGAATGCCAAAGCCTGTGTATGAAAACTTGTTAGTGCTGCTCATCGCTTAAGCGCCTCGCAGGCGGCCTGAACGCCTAGGCGGCAGTCGCGCTCTGTCATCTGATTAAGAGTGCCTGTGAGGCTGACCCAGAAGGCGCCACCGAACAGAATCAGCAGGGTGCAAGTGAACAGGGGAGCCATCCAGCAGGGCAGCTCTTGTGGGCGGTAAAGCTTGTGCATTGGTTTAGGGGGGGGAAAGGGAATGTGGGGGCAGAGCCCCCGTGGTGATCAGGCGATGGCTTGATATCCATTGGCTTTAGCTGCCGTCCAAATCTTGCGAGCTTCTACGCGATCCATGTATTCAGGATTGCCGGCAGGAAGTAAAGAGAAGAACCCTTGAGAGCCCTTGAGCTGGTAACGAGTGACAGAGATGTTTTCGCTGCCCTCAAACTCGACGAACTCAACAGAGTCGGTCTTGATGCCGCCTTTGTTGATTTTGTAAAGAGCGTGGATTTTGTTGCTGATCATTGGGGTGGTTGCCTGAACTGAGCTAAGTATGACCGCTTTTGCTGGGTCTATGCAGGGGATTGTGCCAGAGATTTGACTGGCACAAAAAAGAGGCCCGGAGGCCTCATGCTGCGAGCAACTTTGCGTCAATGTGTGCAAAGCAGCGATCGAGAGAGCCGCTGATCTGCAGTTCGTTGGTGGCAATGTCGCGGAGCACAAAGCGGGTTTCAACGTGCTTTGTCCAGGTGTTGCCGATGTTGGTCGCGGCCTTGCGGACGGTCACTTTTTCAATAAAAAAGCCGCCTTTGGCTCCGATGGTTTCAATGTTTTCTTCAAGACAAGTGGCAAAACCAAGAGCTTGGTTGAAAGTTTCGGTATCGAAGATGCGCTGAAACATTGGGGTGGTTGTCTGAACTGAAGTCAGTATGGACCTGATTGCCACCCTTGTGCAGGGGATTGTGCAAGTTATGCAGGCGGCACAACCCCTAGGGGCCTTAGACCCTAAGAGTCCGTTCAATCAGGCTCTCAAGCTCACCGCCGGTTCGCATCCCGTTGTTCCAGAGGCCTGTCAGGGTTCGCATGTCACCGATCAGGCTTTGGCAGTATTCGGCAGCGTCTTTGTACCGCTTAGCGGTCGCCAGCAGGTGGTCGGTGTGGCCGCAGCTCAGAAAGTATTCAGCAGTCTTGTTGAACTGTTTTTCCAGTCGGGCAGGTGCCTTGCAAAAGCGGTCAAACTGCTTCTGCTGGGCTTCGGTCATGCCGTTGGCTTGCTTGGCCTGACGGCCGCGACCTGCGCTGCCGTACTGGTTGCCGGTCTTGGTGCGGTACCCACTGGGCAGAACACCGTCGTAAGCCTTGTGCAGGGCCTCAAACGTCCAGCCTTCGTGCTCGTCTCTGAAAGTGGCGTAAGCCTGGGTGCAGTTGCGAGCCTTGCCCTGATTCATCAGAGCGACATAGGAGCGAGCAATCAAGCGGTACTTGTTGCCGCCGCGACGAACGGCTAGGTCGTAATCGAGAAGGGTTGTCATGGGGTGATTGGCTTGACTGATGTCAGTATCAAGGCAAATGCAAACCTTGTGCAGGGGATTAGACCAGAAACCCGATTGGCACAGTTAATCGTTGACCACCCACACAAATGCCGCGCGTCCAGTGCGTGTGTCCCGCTTCAACTCACTGCCATCAAATGCTTTCTTTTTCACAATGAACGGCGGCTCGCATTTTGCCAAGTCACGAAACCGTGCGCTACACGTTTGATGCGGCATTCCCAGCGCAACCTCTGCCTCATCGCACGTCATCCCATTAGGGCTGTTGCGGATACAGCGGAGAACTTCAGAGCACAGTCGATTGACTTGTGGCTTGATGCTTTCAGCGGCATCACGGCTGGTTGCTGTGTTGTTGTGCGGTGCCGTTGGGTAGTTAAACAACGGGCCACAATCGTTAAGGGAGCTGATCATGTGGTCAAAGTGAAAGAACGTTTTTTGCTAGTAACTTGAACTCAGCCAAGGTGCCGTCAAATTCTTCGCCGGTTGCAATGTGCTTGGCGTAATATGTACGGCTTTGGTTTTCACCATCAAAAGCCCAAACCTGCCAACCTTGCTCTTTAAGCTTTTTTCTGAGCTGACCGATTGTGTAGTCCACTGGCTTTGCCATTAGTGAGTTTTTGATAGTAAGCACGACCAAGAGCAGTGAGGCCCTTGGTTTTGCCAGTTTTAAACGCATCTTGTGCATCGGCCTTGGCTTGGTTTTGTATGCGCTCCCAGCTATCGCCGGTGATGCGGTGTCTAAGACTCATAGGTTGGCTTTTGTGATGAGTTGTCCCGACTGAACAAATATCGTGCGTATTCTGGCCGAATCTTTTTTAAGCCACCGGCTTCAGAAATAGCCTTAACAAGCGCAAAGCCTCCGGGAAGTTCCCCCAATTCAACGATTGTTGGTATCCAACAGGTTTGCAAATGGTTGTCTACAAGAAGCTTTTCGATTCTTATGTAAAGCTTTTCAGGAGAGTTATTGGTGAAGTCTCCTAAACGGTTTTTTAGTGGAGAGTCAGGAAGATACGTAACTATGAAGTCCGCATCTTCTTTGGTCAGCTTGAAAAAATTTTTCATTAGAAAAGAGCTATAAAGGTTTTCTTGAAGCCTTGGCCTCAGCAGGTGGGCGCATGTAACACCAAAGATCGCGTCGCAACTCATCTAAAGCGGCTTCTAAAGTTTCTCCACAAGCGCACGAAATTCCGTCGTTGTCAAAAAAATCATTAGAAAACCATTCATCATCAATAATGATCCACATTCCACCGCCTTTGTCGAAAGGGGTCTCATCGTAAGTAAAGCCCTCGCACCAAGGCGCAGCATCAAGGTCTGCGTAGGTGCGGGGGAATATATATCTGTTCATTAGAAAGGAGCCACAAAGGTTTTCTTAAAGCCTTGGCCGCAAGCAATTGCTGCTTTGATCCAGCCATTCAGCTCGGCTTCGTCCGTGGTCCAGTCAAGAACACCAATGGAAGGGATCTCAAACTGCCAGCAAGGCGTGTGCTGTGGCTGGCTGTCTTCCCACTCGTCCTGCATGGCTTCGTAGCGGGTTGTTTCGTGGAAGTAAAGCATCGGGGTGGTTGCCTGAACTGACCGAAGTATGGCTCTGCTTGCTAGTCCTGTGCAGGGGATTGTGGCAGTTTTGTGATTGACCGCATTTGGCTTTATGACATCTCTTCAAAAGCATTTTCAGTAACAGACGTCTTTTGCCGAGATTTAGCGTCAGCTAAGGCTTTTTCAAACTGCGCGTTTTGCTTTTGCATTTTTTCATACCAAGCCTGTGCAGTTTGCTGGGCAGACAAATTTTTCTGCGCTTCTACTCGCTCGGCTCTGTCTTTTTGTTGAATAAGATTTGACTCATGAAATTCATATCTTGTTTTTAACTGATCAATAATGTGGCATAAAAGCCTCTTTGGGTCAAACAAAAAATTAGTTCGCTCAACATTGCAATGAATGTACCCATTCTTCATTGGGCCAACTTCATTCCATCCCTTGGTACCTTTAACCATTCGCATAAGCTTTTGGTTGCTTAATGAGTTTTTTGTAACTTGGTCAAAAATTTGATAGTCAAGTACAATTCGACGTATTTCTGAAAACGCTTCGCTTTTTTCAAGCCAGCCATTTAATTTAAGCTCTCTGCTTTTAATTGCAAGCTCAAGCCTTTCCTGCTCTAATATTTTATTTTTTCTCCTAATGGTTTCTTTTTTTAATTTTATAGAAATATATGCAAGTTGCTTGTCTGAGCATCTTTCGAAGTCTATCGCTGCAATTTTTTGACCAATGACATGCTTGGGTTCTGGTAAAACTTTTAGTTGAATTTGCTGTAGCTCACTATGCCATGCTTCGTATTTTTTCGGGTCATGGCCCATTTGGGAAATTTTATCTTTTAAAAATGCTTCTCGGTTTCGTCTTTTTTGTTCGTTCGCTGTGATTGTGTAATCAGGGTTGAAATAATCTTTCGTCAAAGCAGGGGCGTTTGTTTGATTTGCATTCAATATTGGGTCTTTTGCCGTGCCTGTTAATGGGATTAGGGCAGTTCTTCGACCGTCACAAATGCACCTGGCCTTTCGCCTGGCACGCAATATCGCTGCGAAGCGTGAAGCTCCACCACTAGGCAGTCATCGGCATACGCAGCGCCACTGAGGCCATCCAGCGTGCTCCTGCAGCACTTGTCAATATCGTTGCGTTTGACCGTGTAGTGCTGCCGGTAAGCCTTGCTAGCCAGCCCTTTTGCGGTTAGATGCGACGCAGGCCGCAGAAACCTGAACTCAGCTGTCACCTTGCAGGCGCCTTCAATCAGCGGCTGTCGTGCGGCAAGAGCTTCAGATCTGACGGCATCACGCCAAGGGCCAACGCGCTTTGACGCTTCACGCATGCCGTAACGCGTGCGAACCTTCGACCCTTG